GCTTCATGTCGGACAAGCAAACGGTGTCCGTCTGGAAGCTGGTGCCATAGAGCTTGAAGGTGCGCTGAATCTCACCGCGCTGAATGGTGGTGCTGGAGGGATTGCAGTTGGCGTTGCCCGTCCCGTTGCTGACCGTGATTTCGGTCATCGAGGTCGGGTAGGCCGACGGCAGTTGATGCGTCAGCGTGCGAACCGTCGGCTGACGGCCCTCGCTGAGATCGAAGGCGCTCATCGGAACGAGCGTCTTGAATGGATTGGAGCGGAAGAGCTTCTGGTAAACAGTCTTGTGGAACTGGTTCCGGCGCTCGACGAAGTAGTCGTTAATGTTCAGAGCCATTGTCGGAAAGGATTAAGGTTGTGGTGTCTGTCCGAGGTCCGCGTGTGCGTTCCCCAGCGGTCGCCAACCGCCTGCTTGAGCTTTCCGATCCGCCGAGGTCGCCAGTCCCCGGGGTACAGCTACGAATCGTCAGGAATTGTGGATACAAGATTTCGCGACGCTGCGCAAGAGGCAGTCGGGAAAACGAAACGCCCAGCCTTGTGGGCTGGGCGTCCCGCATCGACCGATTGAGTCGGTCTTATCGTCCAAAGTACCGTGCCGCCGCCTGCAGGTGCGTCTCGTTCGCCGGCGGGGCATCGCCGCCGGACGGGGCGCCGGCGCCCCCGGAGATCGACGGACTCGCCACGGTCAGCGCCTTCACCTGCTTTTCGAGATCAGCGATCTTCGCGTCGCGCTGCGAGAGCGCCGAGTTGTAGATCGACGCGATCCGCGGAATGCCGTGCGACATCGTGAATTCGTAGAGAGCGGCTTTGTGTGCGAGGTCAGCGGCACCGCGCTCGTCGATCTGGCCGAACGCGTACTTCTCCGCCTGCGCCGGCAGTTTCGCCAGCGCGTCGTTGTAAGACGCTGCCGCAGCCTTGTCCGCGTCGGCAGATTTCTCATCCACCGCGGCGGGCAGGAACGTGCCGGTGTAGCTTTTAGCTACCTCGTCGAACGATGCGCGTGAGCGAGCGCCCCCGCTCGTCTTCATCGTCTTCAACGCCTCGTCGGCCTGCGCCAGCGCCTGCTCCGCACCCATCTGCGCGGTGAAGTAGCCGTCAAGTGCGGTCTGGAACCGCACACGGGCGTAAGGAGTCATCTTGTCCATCGCCTCGGAAACGGCGCTGTTGAGCGCCTTGCCCTTCATCGAGAGCAGTTCCTCGACGTTGACCTCGACCTCGTCGCTCTTCGCGATGTTCGCCATCGCCTGCTTCGCCTGCTCGGCGGGCTGGAGGTAGCGGGTCACGAACTCCGGGTGGTTCTTCAGGTCAAAAACTTTCAGGCGCTCGGAGAACTGCTTGTTCTGCGTCTCAAGCTCGGCGAGGCGGGCCTTGGTGGCCTCGTCCACGGTCGTGGTCGCGGGAGCGGTCTTGAGCTTTTGCTCAAGCTCCAGCCGCAGTCGGCGCTCTTCGCTGGCGCGCTTCTTCAACTCGTCCCAACCGGCGCGCGACTTTGCGTTCTCGGGCGGCGCTTGCAGCCCCTTGTCAATGTCCTCCAGCGGCGCGGGCTCCGCGGCGGCAGGGGCCGCAGGCTGGGCGCTCTTCAGGATCGAGGCCAGCGGGTCCGCCGGCGCTGCAGGCTTGTCGGCGGGCTTGTCCGCAGGCTTTGACGTGGGCGTCTCAGCGGCGGGAGGCGCGGAGAAGAACTTCTCGGCGGCGGCTTGATGCGACTCATCCGCCGCGGAATCCGCGGCGGCAGCGGGACTTGTTTCGGTGCTCATTCAGTTTGTGACGGGTAAGACTCTTCGACATCCTGCATCTGCCGCGGCTCCTCCGCGATCTGCAGGAGGGCGTTGCGGTAGGACTCCCAGCCGCGGATGCGGTTGAGCATAGCCACGGCGGCACGCTCGTCCCACTCGGAACGGGCGACGGTGCTGCCGCGGATGTTGGAGCCCGGGTGCCTCGCTTCCATGACTGCGAGCGCCTTTTGCGTGCTCGGCAGGTTGAGCCACTCGCGGAGCTCCATCCGCTCGCGGACGTCGAGCGCGGATTTTCGTGAAGCGGGAACGATGATGACTTTCGGTGTCAGGCCGAGGAGGTGACGGAGGGACTGGAGCATGAAGTCTACTGCGGCGTGGCGGCGCCCACCATGCCGGCGGGATCAAACTGCTGTTGCGGCTGGGCACCGCCGGCAGGCTGGTCGGGAGGGACTCCACCATTCTGCTGCGCGTCGTTGTGCATCCGCTCCACCATCTTGAAGATGCCCTCGGCGCCGCTGCGGACCTCGGTGAACCGGGGCCAGAGCTCCTTGAACAGCGCCTCCTGCATCTTGTCCTGCTTGAGGAACTCAAAGTGCTGCTCAAGGTGCGGCACCGCGTTTTGGAGGGCGATGAGCCCGTTGGGATCGATCTTCCCGGTGGCGGCGTGGTTGTGGACGATGACCTCCAGCGGCTGCAGGTGGACCGGAGCGTGCGCGGCGTGATTGTCCTGCGGGTCCACGGGGAGCGGGTTGCCCTCGCCCATGTCCGAGTTCTCCATCATCGCCAGACGCGCCGACTTGATCTCGCTCGTGGCGTCCTCGGGGTTCAGCGCCTTGCCGACCGCCTGAGCGCCGAACTTGGATGACACCCACTTCTCCTGCATCCAGCGGCGATTCGCGTCCGGCAGGTTGAGTCCCTGCAGGGCAAGATCGCCCTGCACCATGATGTTCATCGCCCCGGGATCGGCGCCCGTGCGGACCGCGATGTCACCCTCGTAGAAAATCTTCTCGGGCATCCCGAGCTCCTCGACGCAACGCTTCTTGAACGCCTTGGCGTCGGCATCCGGGTTGCCGCGCATCCGCAGACGACGGAACTGCTCGGTGAAGAGATTGCGGGCGATCTGGCGCAGGTACAGCGTGGCGTTCGCGACGTCCACCTGCGACTGGATGTTCGCGATGATGTTCGCCTGCGTCGCCGTGTCGGTCTGCTCGATCTGCTTTCCCTGATCCTTGTATCGGGCGTTGTTATACGAAGTTTGCCCTTCGATCATCTCGATGGTTTCGAGAATCGATTTGCCCGTCGGGTAGGAGCCCAGTTGCTCGACGTCCTTGGGCAGGAAGTTGAACGGCCCGATGCTTGTGATCGGGACCGTTTCACGACCACCCTCAGAAAGGTCTCGGAAGTTCAGGCCGTCGAGGAGGGTCCGGTCAACCGCTCGCGACTTGAGACGGTTCTGCACCGTGGCCAACTGAAAATTCTTGATGCCGAAACCCTTGGTGCCCCACCAGTCGCCGTTGCCGGCGTCGAAGAACACCGCGGCCATCACCTGCAGCATCGAATCGGGCCGCGAGTCGGAGTCGGTGTCGTCGAACAAGAAATCGTTTTGGTGCTCCTGCATCTCGGCGAAGATGACGCGGGAGATTTTCCCGTCGTAGTCCTTCACCAGCAGGTGAACGAGCTTCACCGGATCGTGGCCCGTCGTGACGCCGAGCGAGTTGTCCCGCATCAGGCGCTGCAGTTCCAGCAAGTCCTGCCCGGTGATCGGGGTGGAGACGTTGCCCTCCTGCTTCACGAATTCGCGGACCAGCAGCGCCTCGATGGCCTCGGGGTTCCATCCACGCTTGCGGGCGGTCGCCTTAGCCTCCTCGTTGCGCACCAGCGCCCAGAGGTAGTCGGTCTCCAGTTCCTGCCGGACACCGATCAGCGAGAGCTTTTCGACGCTGGCCTTGGAGCGGGTCGGCACCTCGATGTCGCCGATGCGCACCGCCTCCCATCGGGGACTGAACTTGTCGTTCCAGAACGCAACGCCGACACCAAAGGCGACGTGATTCTGAGAGAAGAGAAGGTAGTTGCGGACGTAGTCCGGTCCCCACTCCTCGATGAAATGATTGAACGCGTCCTGAAAAATCTGCTCCCACTTCTCCGAATTCGGGTCGTCTGGCGTGATGTAACTGACCGAGGCGAGGTTCGTCGTGTCGTGCAGGAGCCGCCAGTACGAGACCATCACCTGCTCCAGCGTGGAAGCGGCGTCTCGGAAGTTCACGTTGCAGCGCCACGTCTGGCCAAGCTGCATCAGTTCGCGGTTCGCGAACGGCGGAGCGCCGTCCAACTGGTTCTGCACCTGCACCCACTTCTCGCGGCGCTGGAGTGATGCCGTGCGCAGTTTCAGCCAGAGGCTGCGGGCCGTGGCCGCGTCGCGGATGCGTCGCTCGTTGACCGTCGGCAACGGTGAATTGGCATTCGATTCCATGCGTCAGGAGCTTGTATCCGAGTTATTCGCACCGTTCAAGGGCGGGGCGGGGCGCTGCCAACACCACGTCGGAAATACTACACCGGGGGAGTTGGTGTCAGTTACTACCGATAGGGGGAGGTTGACTTTGGCCTGCAGCGAGCATCCGCAGGCAGCGCAGACGCCAATGTCGGGGAAGCGGCGATCCTTGGGGATGGACGCCTCGACCGCCTTGTAGACCGCGCTGCAGGAACAGAGAGCGACCGAACGGTTGAACGGGCAGCGGCGGCAGGTGTCTGCCCGGGTCGCGGCCTCCGCCCGGTCGCAGAGCGCCGACCTGCCGGCGGCGATCTCCGCGAGGACGCCGACCACCGCCTTGGTGAACGACACCGCCTTCGCCGTCGTCAGAGACCGCGTCTGGTCGGCGATGGGGTTGTAGTCCTCGCCGGCCTCCGCCTTGCACTCGGTCGGCGAGAGTTGCAGGCAAAGCTGCCGCTGCACGTCGAGCTCGATGGTGTCGGTTGGCAGGTGCTTGTATTCGCGATGCGGGCGAATCTGGCGGACGAGGTCGTCGAAATTGTCACTCGTGAAGACGACGGCGGTCTCAGGCTGGATGTAGCGCCAGCCCCCGGGCGGAACGTCGCGGAATGATCGGATCAGCGCCATGTTAGTCGGCGGTGACGTACTCCCGCTCAGGGTTCGTCACATTGCTGTACTTGACCGCCCGACGCATCAGACGGGCGTCCCGGGAACCTACGGACCCGTCGGCCGGGGAGCCCGCGACTCCGCCTTTTCGGCGGAGCAACTCGATGAGCATCACGAACGCGTCGGCCTCGTCGGGCGAGTAGCCGAGCCGCTCTTTCATCTCCCGCTTCGTTTCGATGCGGATTTTCTTTTCCTTCACCGTCTCGTACTGCCTCGCCGCCAACTGGTCGCGGAGCGTTTTGAAGTCCTCGTTCACGCAGCCCACGAGACCCTCTTCCATCCACGCACGCCCTGCCCACCAGAGCTCAGACACGAAACGGTCGAAGAGCTCGGTGCAGTTCTCGGTGTCCGCCTTTTTGAGTCTCCTTTCGGTGGCACCACCGCCGAAATTGCATCGGTTGATGTCCGCACCCCATTCCTTCTCCAGAATCGCCGAGACGCCGCGGCCGGCGCCCGTCACGTCGAGGATGAAGTTCTCGGACGCGACCTCGTGCTTGGCGCAGAGCCGTTTCACCTCGGCGGCGATGAGGTAGTCGAGCGGATCGGACCTGTCGGTGACCGCCACCTTGATCGGGATCGAGGCGATCAGGTTCATGGCGAACCGCGAGTTGTTCGCCTCGCCGTACTCCGCGATGGCAAGCACGCATTGGTCGCCGCCCTCAAACGCGGGGTCGAGGGCCGCGATGCGAGTCGGCTTGAAGTTGTAGGTCAGCTTCTTTTCCGCACGGTTCAGGACCGACGACGGGAAAATGACGCCGAAGAGCCCCTCGGGCGCGAACCAGCCGCGGACGAAAGTCCACCAGCGGGGCGAGCCCTCGCCGAACGCCTTGGCAACCGAGTCGAGGTAGTCCTGACGTATCAGGAAAGGGAAGACAGTCTTACCGTACTTGATGTTGGCGCTCTTGAGCCCGTCGAGGCGAATGCAGACGCCGCCGCGTTTCGTCTCCCAGTACTGATCGACGTCAGGATCGATGTGGCCCCAACCGACCTGCGGCTCGCACCACGTTCCGAATTCCGAATAGCGGCGGGTCGGGTTGGCCAACTGCGCCATTCGGAAATCAGGGTCGGTCATCAGGTTTGCCGCGGCCTCAAATATGGCCGACGGCGTGCCCTGAGCTTCATCGATGATAACGTACCTCCGCTTCCGCGAGTGCGTCCCCTGAATCTTTTCAACGGCGTCCTGACCGCGATCAGTTGCGATACCTTCAATGGTGTACTTGTCCTCCTTGCTGCCCGCAGGGCGCACCGTCATGTCGTGGTTTCTCACGTCGAACATGACTCCACCGGCGACGCTGGGGGCGATCATGGCGGTGCGCACCGCGGAAATCGTGTCGGCCCAAAGACGCTTCCGCAGTCCGGGAAGGTGCGTCGAGGTCAGAGTGATGATCGAGTTCTGCGGGTCCGCGATGTAGCTCGCCGCTGCAATGTGGCCGAACGTGTGAGTCTTCGCCGCCGAGGCGTGACCGATCACCGAGATGACGCGGTACTTGCACCAAGCCCACGTCAGGAGCTCCAGATCGTCGCGCCACCGCGGGACTCCAGCCTCAACCTCGCCCGCGTACAAGTGCGGCCAGAGGGCGATCATCGCGTTGCGCAGATGCGCCTGCTGGCCGAGCCCGCCCTGCTCGGTGGTCCGCTGCTGGGCGTAGCAGTAGAGCTCCACCATCGCATCCGACCACTCGTCAGGGAATTTAGCTCCGTACTTGATCACTCAGTTGCAGAGGCCGTGGTGCTGCAGAATCGCGATGACGTCAGCCAGCGTTGCGGGCGTTCCGCCGTACCTCGCGTTCAGGACGCGGTTCCCGTTGGCGTCGTAAATCCACCGCGTGGTGCCGTTGCGCCCGAGGAAAATGTCGCCGGACGTCCGCAGGTCCGTCTCGACGTAGACATCTCCGTCCGCAGCCACGATCACGCGGTCGGTGCCGGTACGGTCACGCAGCCGCACGGTGCCTTGGGCGACGTTGGCGGGCGTAAGCAAGACGGAGCCGGCATAGCCCGGGACCGTTGTGTATGTGCTGCCGAGGAGATCGATCTGCCCGCCCTGACCCGGCCCGTCGCCGGCGCCGCCGTTGACGCGCACGATGCCTGCGGTCTGGTCGGTGCAGACCGTGCATTGGCCGTTGAGCTCCAACTTGCCGCCAATGATCTTGGGGGTCGTGATCTGGACGTTCGCCTTGATCGTCTCGGCGACCGCGTTCGTCAGGTAGACGACGCCTCCGACGACGGAGAACGGCGAGACGTCCGAGGAGCCGTTGAAGACCTTAAACGCGTCGGCGGTGAACCTGATCTCGTTCGTCGTGCCGGCGTTGGGCGCGGTCGAGGAAGTGATCTCCATGCCCGCGACGCGGCCGTTTGCATCGACGCGGACGACGTACTTGCCAGACAGATTGCCGTCCGCGGTCGCCCGCGCCGTCGATTCGGTCTGAACCTTGGCGGTCGCGTCTGCTGCCGACGCGGTGATCGCCTCGGACTTCTTGGTCTCTGCGTAGGTCTTCGTCGCGTAGGTGGACTCGATGGTGGTCACGCGGGACCGCGTGGCGGCGAGCCCGGTGGACGCATCGTTGACCGAGGACTCCAGCGTGGTCGTGCGAGAGGAGAGGGCGGTGTCCGCGGTCGCGCGGGTTTGCTCCTCAGTCACCAAACGCGCCAGCGTCGCCGCAACGCCCGTTGTCGGGCTGTTGACCGTCGATTCCAGCGTGGTCGTGCGGGTGGAGATTGCAGAGTCGGCGTTGGCGCGAGTCTGCTCCTCAGTCACGAGGCGAGCGAGTGTCGCCGCCACCCCCGTCGTCGGATTGTTGACGGACGACTCCAAAGTGGTCGTGCGCGTGGAGACTGCTTCGACAGCGGTGGCTCGTGTCGTCTCCTCATTGGTGATACGAGCGTGAGAAGCCGCGAGGCCCGTGGTCGGGTTGGCCACGGTGGACTCCAGAGTCGTGACGCGGTTTGCCGTCGCTGAGTTCGCCGTCGCCTGCGCGTTGAGGTCGTCGGTGACCTGAGCGATGTTTTTATTAAACTGCGCCCGAACTGTTAGCAGGTCTTGAGCGAATGCCTGAGTGCTGTCCGCCATCGCGGTGCGGAGCTCTTCGACGCTGGCGGAGGAAGTGTTCTGCCCGTCTGTAACCGTGGCCTGAAGGGTCAGCAGGTCTTCAGCGAGTGCGAACCCCGGTTCGACCTGCGTCCGCTTGATCTCGCCGACCAACGCCGACGAACTGACAGTCTTGTCTCCGATCTTTGCCGTGAGCTTCGACGCCACGGCATCGATCTTCACCTTCATCTCGGCGGTCGCGCCGTCCAGCGCAGCCTGCAGCGCCGCGTCAGCCGCCTGACGGGCCTCGGTCTCGCGCTTGATCCGCGCGAGCAGGAGTTCGTCTGGGACCGCGCCGGCCATTTACTTGGCCTGCTGTCTCTGGACGCGAATGCCGATCCACGCGTAGCCGACCGAGAAACAGAACGCCACGATCTCGGGTCGCAGCACGCCGAGAGTCTCCTGCGGCAGGCTGAACAAGTACCAGCAGGCGCCAGCGACCATCGCGGGACGAACGAGCTTGGTGATGGCTTCGACGACGGTGAATACCGCGTGCATCCACGCGGGCGCGGTCGGGGGCGGCGCGTAGGTGGACGTGAAGCCCTCCTGCGCTTTTATGAACGCCTGCAGGTCGCCGATGGCGATGTCTCGCTCCTTGATCGCCTGCAACTCCGCGATGCGGCGTTTCGACGCGCTCCACTCCTTCGCCTCGGACGCGAAGGTGCCGAGCAACTGAGTGATGCCGCCGAGCAGGGTTCCGCCAGCGGCGGACGCGATGAAGGAGAGGAAGCTCATTTCGTCCAAGTGCAGGTCTCTTCGTCGAGAGTCCAGCCGTCGCCGGCCGGCTTTGGCGGGATGAATGCGTCGCGCTGCGCGTCGTAGGTGTAGCCGACCCCGGCGTAGTTCTTCCGCAATGGAGTGCCTCCGGCTTTGTGGACACCACCCCGCGTGTTGTAACTCGTTT